GCAAAAAAGAGTCGGTTTCCCGACTCTTTTATTTATATTTAATTTCCTCCGTATCTTGATTCGTATTCTAATCTAGCTAAAATATATTCCTTAACTAATGATGATCTGACAATATCTTCTACTCCAAATTCTACTGTTTTAAACGAGGGCATCATGTCTGCTATAACCATAAACTTCTTTAGACCAGATAGATCTGTTTTCTTATATAAATCGGTTTGTCTAAAGTCACCGCAAAAAATTATTTTTGATCTATCGCCTACTCTTGTAATTATAGAATTCAATTCCATGTCTGTCATGTTTTGACATTCGTCTACTAAGATAATAGAATCGTCTAGTGTTATTCCTCTTACGAAAGATGTGATTAGAAAATTAATATGACCTTGTTCTACAAGTCTTTGATATGCATCTTGGCGACCAAATAAATTAGCACATATTGCTACATAAGGTTCTGTATATACCTCTGTTTTTTCCTTTTCGTCCCCAGGAAGATGTCCAATATCTCTACTTGGTACTGCGGATCTTACTATAACAACTTTTTCAAATGTATTAGATTTATCAAGAACCTCCTCTAATGCGTGATACAAAGCAATATATGTCTTTCCAGTACCAGCCACACCATGTAATAACATTACACTGCTTTTATCATATAAATCGAATACTCTCCTTTGGTTTTCTGTCAATGGCTCAATTACATTAAGATCATCTAATCTTAACTTTAACTTATTATTGTGTAAAGTTAATTGAGGTTGATGTTCTTGTAATTGTGTATTATTTTTATATTTTGCCATGTAGCCCTCGTAAAAAAGTAAGTGAGGGCAATAACACTCAGTTATTACCCTCCCAGGAGATAGTTGTAAAAAATTTAGTCATCGTCTTGATAGTTTGTCCGCCAAGTTACTTCTGTAGTTATTTGAAGCAATCTTAGACAAGACTTCTCTAAACCCACCATCTATTGATCTGACCCCAAGACGAACCGGGTCAATAAGAGCATTTCCTCCCCTATGGTGAGTCTCGTAATTTTTTGAATGACAACTTGGACATTCTTGTCCTGCACGTTGGGCTATTGAACAGAACACATCAAATACTTCTTCGCAATCAGTACATTTAAAACTATAGCTAGGCATTTGTCCACCAATTAGGTACTTCTCTTTTTTTCCAAGATGCAAGGTGTTGCTTTGCACCGACGTAATAATTTATATATGATCTAATGCTATCCCCTGAAATTTTAAATTGATCTGGCATGGCAGGAGTAGGTTCGGTAAAAGGTCCATCTGGAATGTTAGTCGGGTATAGCCAAAAATGAGACATCATTCTTTCAGCAGAATGCTTTTTACCATATCGGTGCGTATATTCTTGTAAAAGATAAAACCAAAGTCGATACAACCATTTATAATTTTCTTTAGACTGCCTGGTCCAAATACCTGAAGGATGTTTAATGTGACTTGCTTTCCACATTACGTTTTCTCGTTCATCTGGTAACAACCAACGCTTAATGTTTCTTCCGTTAGCTGTTTTACCTAAGTATTCTTTACCATCCAACACTCTATGTGCAGTGGACATTAACTGACCATATTCTAGAATCATTTTAACTACATGTTTATCGTTGTGCAAGCTGGCACACTCTTTTGGATCATAATGTAAATAAAAGATATTCATAATCTTATTTCTATTTTTTCAACAGACCTTAATATTCGATTTATAGTATTCTTTGCCTTATATGAAAATAAGTCAGAGCTCTTGGCTTTATGTAAGGCATCTATTATAACTGATGGATCATAATCAGTAATATTCTTATGATTTATTTTTAGTTTGATGCCTGCCACAAAGGTATTGACAGCAACTAAAGTAATGAAAATTTCCTCATCCGTATACAACGGTATCTTATAGCCTTCAATTTTTACAGGCTCAGGGAATTGATATATTTTTGCTGTCATCGAGAGCTCCTCACTCTCGATTATTTATCAGAAGTACATTTTTTTGATAAAACTATCTATCTGATTGTCTAATGTTTCGTCGGTAATATTCAAGTATTTAGTACAGAAATCTTTAATATTATCTGCTAGTCTTTCACCATCATAGATAGCATTGTGTATTGAAAGATAACCCGCACACTGTGCTTGACCGTATGCTTCTGTTCCAAATTTAAAAACAGTATAAAGTACATGTCGATAAGACCCCTTATCTGTAATCTCCCCTTGGTATATTCTTCTACTAACAGCACAGAATACTTTTAGTTGTTCTTCTTTAGATAAAGAATTCCAAAAATCCTCACTTTCTTTTTCATTCTTTTCTTTTGCTTCTTGAAATATTTTACGCATTTCCTCGAGATCGTCAAGCGCCATTTTCTTCTTCCTTTTTATCTGCAGGAAATTTAGAACTAGCATATCGAATAAGAACAACACTCAATGATAAAATAAAAACGGTGACACCGAGAACCAACATTTCCATCATATGTTCTTTGCCGTCCGCAACCAAATCAATTAGATGTCTTGTCAACGCTGTTATACCTATATAGATTAAAAATCTAACAGGCATATGATTAGTTCTAAAATAGATTCCAATCATTGCACCTATTTCAAGGTAAATAAACAATAATAAAATATCTTGAATGGTGGCATATTCTTGATAGAACATTACCAAGGTAGCATATAATGCTGACCAAACGGTAACCGCACCAATTACAAATAGTGCAGTATAATGAAAGAATTGAACAAGAGAGACTCCTATTCGTCTCGTCTTGTCCAATTGAGTATCTTCTTTATTTGATTCGTTTTGAGTCATCTGCAATATTCTTATCTTCACGTAATTCAATAAATGTAGGCAAGAACAAACTTTCTACGTTTCCGGCCTTGTCCTGTATACGAGCATTATATTTTACTGTGGCTACTTTTCCTACAACATAGTCAACCTTATATTCAGTACGCTGCTCATCAGTATAACCAGAACCAACATTTACTCGAATGAGTCCATCGTTTGATTCGCAGATAAGAGCGCCGAGCCTACCTTTGTTCTTGCCTGTACCTTCTTCCCAACCAACAATCATAAGATCGCATTCAAGTTCTGCTTTGAACTTTACTTGATCCTTACTACGTTTGTCTTCCCAGATGCCAATCATTGACTTGAGAATAATGCCTTCTTGTCCTTCATCTAAATACTTGTTGAACAGTTTGTTGGCAGTATACTGATTCTCAACTACTTCAGTTGGTACAATATCCAAAAGATGACTTAGTATATTTTTGCTTTTAAATTTTTCTACATTGGATACTAACAACCCAAATCTACCTTTATATGGTATTGTATATACACTTCTTACGAAGTGCTCATAAGGAATAGCATCCCACAATGTAGCACGAACCATTGCACCTTCTTTTGCAGATTGAGTGCCTTTAATTGCCTTAGTCAGAATCCCATTACCGGTTTTCCTATCAAGCGGTTTACCACTTGAATCAGCAACAAGAAGTTCACCGTCAAACACAATATCAGTGCCATAAACATTGGCCAACCCAATAAACGCTTCAGCAAATAAATCTGACGCAATATCCAATTGTCTTCCATTACGACTCCTGAATTCTACTTTACCACCACGGACGATAGCGTTGAAGCGCATGCCATCCAACTTAAGCTGGACGAATGCAGGGAATCCGATTTTGTCGACGAGCTTCTGTTCGAATCCAGAAGCCAGCATGACGGGATACGTCTTAATGAGTCCGGTCCAGATTTTGTTGATAGTTGGTTCGCCGACTCCGCAACGAAGGTCTTGTTTAATGATCCTCTCAATAACGCTGGCATCTTGTGCATCAAGTGACTCCAAAATAAATTTCAAATGGTCAATTGCAGCATTACCAGTCTTGTTACGAGTGGAGAATTGCTGCTCTAGTTCTTGCATAGCCCAACCTAATGATGCCTTCGCCTTAGCTTTGCCAACAATGTAGTTTGGGATTTTGCGAATATAATAACTAATCATAGGATCATACGCCAGACGAAATGTTTCTTTCAACAAATCGTTACCGGCATGTTGCCGAAGAATTGCTTCTTTAGCTAAACGAGAATTGTCTGCAGCAAGAGCTTCAAGAATTTCAAATACAGTCATTATATTACCTATCAAGAATAAATTACGTTAGCTTGGCGGTCATTCTTAAGTTTGCGTTTGTACGCAGTCTTGTCCTCTACGACACGAGGACGGTACTTCGGCGTACGAAGATCTTTAGCTACAGGATTACGGCGTTTTTCGGGTTTCATCATCTTCTCCACTATTTCATTATTATATAGTAAAAAGATATCCGTGTCAACCGAAGGGTTATTCATATTTGCTTATTTTTTAAGCATGAAATGGTTGAATTTCAGATTTGATGGAAAAAGAAATAGATGCGTATTCATGAGGCAATTTTTCAACTTCTTTTTTCGCTTTCTCTAGTTTTAGCAGATCATCATAAACCCCAACAATTGAATCACGTCGAACGCGATTAATCTTATCATGCCATCTTGCTTCAAGAATATATAGTTGTTTCATATTAAAAATTTAAAGTTGTAGTGCCGGCGCCATTACTAATTGTGGGAGTATCATCATCAACGAATTCTATCTTAATGTCAGGTCCTAAATTCGTTAAAGGTTGAATACTATTATTACCAAGTACTATACCAGTTGTAATAATGTTTGAAATTACACTTGGGCTTACCGCTGAGACAAGGGATCCTAAATTAGCGCTGTATGCATGTAAAGAAAAATTATTTAGACTAAGTTTAGACACACTGCTTTTTAATGAATATTCGATTTCAGTGTCCGTATGCCCACAAGATTTAAGAAACAAGATAAACTTATCTATTACTGTATGAATAGATTGCTTCTGACAAGTAATACTGATAGTGCATTGCTCTTTAGCATTATAATTATTAAAAGTTACAGTATCTGTCATGCTGCTTTGTCCATCGTAGTAGTATTGGTAATTGTTTGGTACAATACCTCAAACTCCTCATGCTCTTCTACTTCACTATTAAAATTTTGCTTGTGATAAGTTTTAGCCATACGACGAAAAGTCTTTTTGCTAAGGTTTTGCTCGTCACAAATATTCTTAATTGCCTCACGAATAAAATCTCGTTCGGCATCTATACGAGTCATTGAGCCACTAATTTCTTTCATACAATCTAGAATTGCTTTACGATCTGATGGGCTGCTGGGTACGGTCATAATATTATCTCCTCATGGAAGCGAAATCTTTCGCTTGTGTTTCACTAAAAACAGGTTGAAGGCAAGACTTGTGTACAATTGATACACCAAGTACCTTGTCTCCAGTATAAATAGGATTTTCTTTTTTGGCGCCAACGCCTTTACCTGAATCATGACTAGGGATAAAACGAGTCTCACGCCCAGGCGGAGGACCTAGTTTAGGCATTGGTCTCGTTAAGGACCTCGGAGCTACTACTTTCTTAGCAGTACTATTCAATTGAGACATCTTATCTTTCCACTCTGCTTGTAGTTCTAGATCACGCTTCTTTGCTTCGGCGGAGGCATACTTTACCTTACGCTTCTTGCTATTACCAATATTGTTTAACCATGGACCAACTAATGACATAAATCACCTCACTGTAATATAGACTTATTATATAGGAATCAGTTACGCTTGTCAAATCCTCTGTATTTCCAAAAGTCTACGGTTCTGGAGTCATATACTGGATCTTTTGGCATACTTGGATCTACTGACCATGAAATAGTTGGTTCAGGTTCGTCCCTTTTTGGTTTAAAGAAAAAATTCTTTATTCTTTCAAAGGGACCTTCGCTTTTTTTGGCTTCTTTTCTTCCACAGGCTTGGGTGGTAAAAAATTAGGAAATGCTTCATCTACCAGTTCATGTGTAACAGATTTGTATTTGGTCTGAATCTTTTTATCCT